TTGCGTTTGCCTGTAACTTGGCCTGTGCCGACGCTTCGCTTGCCTGAACCGCTTCAACGGGTATCCCGGTAGCCTCGCTCACCCATTCCGGATCAGCCTTGTAACCAGCTTGCGAGAGCTTGACAATTTTGTCGATAATATTAACCGCATCCTCGTTCTGGCGGAAACGGAACACGTCTCCATCTGATAGCGGAGCACCGTCAAGGATCATTTTCGGGATCAGCTTGTCGTTAACTACCGATTCTAGCCTGCGCAGCCGGGCAAGATGCCAACTCTCGGCCATACGTTCATGAACCTGCGCCTGAGAGTTGCTGCTCCCGTTGTCCGCCGTCATGGTCTGACCCTCAAGCGCCTTGGATATTGCGGAATTAAGAACCTCGACCATGTTACGGTAAGTCATGTACCCGTCAATACTACCCACCGGGAGAGGCATTATCTCATCGGAAATATCCGTGATCACGAAGGTGTTGCTCACCATGTTCTTGAGGAACTTGGCCAGATCGTCCTTCCGGGTCTCGTCGTTAAGGTCTGTTTTGGCGATGATCGGAGGGATCCCGAATTTAGCCTGGTAGTTGCTCCAGTAGGCCACGGCGTTTTTCTTGTAGATATACACCGGGGCGACATTGCAGAACAGTCCTTTTTCGTGCGGATCACCGATGCCGATAACGATGTTCATCACGTTTTTATCCGCGAGGTATTCTATTCCATTTGAGTCGCCGATGCTTCGGCGCACAAAAGCCCTGTCCGGCTGAACGTATTCGCGAGGGATGGTAATCATGTTATCAGCTTCATAACCTTTAACGGGATCATACTCCGGGAACTGCACAAGGCTGTAACCCTGCATCTCGGCCTCTACGAAGAACTTGATAAACTTCTCGAACCAGTACTTCCTGAACAGGGCGGTTTTCTCCGGATCCACCTTGTCGCCCGATGTCACTTCGAAGTCGGCACCTGAAAGAGCGCTCAGTATCGAATAAAACTTCGCCGTCACCTGGTCATCGAGCTCGATCTCTTTGTACAGCCTGATCATCTCGGTTCTGTCCGGGGCTTCGACGCTTTCCCATGCGGTAAGAGCCGACCGCCATTTGGATATTTCAGCCTTCGACCTGTCGAGCTGCATTATACTCATCGCATCGGTGAGCGCACGACCTTTTTTCTTTGCGGCGTTAACGATAACGCTGTCTTTCCTTTGGAAATAGTCTAATAGTCCCATTTTTTAATATTTTGAGTCAAAATTTTCTTGTGTTCCCCAGGCAATTGTCTTGCTGCCACCGTTGTCATCTGTCAGGCGGGTAAGTCCGGCGGTGAGTTTTCCTTTTTCAATATCGTCCAGGCGCTTGAGCGCATCCTGGAACAAAGTGTATTTCTTCCCGTCGGTCTGGACCATAGGGAACGGTTTGCACAGCTTCCATACCGCAATATCCGCAATAACATCTACCAGTGTGGAGCTGCGCAGATCGCTCGTCTTGGCGAATTCGGCGGTTATATCGTAAACATGACCAAGGCGATCCTTGACCAGGTTGCAGGCGTAGTTTATTGCCGGGTCGATATTTGAATTCGCTCCGGTTACGATAAGGTCGTCCGAGTCCAAATGCTGTAAAAGGTCTGTTTCGTTGATGTACATGGCTTAATATTCTATTGGTGAATCAGCTTTCAGGGCGATCCGCTTATGCGTCTCGGGTCCGCGCTGAAACTGAATAAATTCGTTGTTGAAATGGCGGCATATGAAGTAAGTCAGCGCATCGGAGGTGTGTCCGTACTGCTCATAAGTCACTCCGGTTCTCGGGTCTTTTACTTTCTCCTTCAGCTTGGTTCCGTCCTGAGCTTCCTTGACATACTTAAAATCTTCAATGGTGTTCCGGCACTTGGAGTCTATCGTTATGCTGATGCCGGCAAAACGATCACGGAATATGTCGTTCATGAAAAGCCCGGCCATAACGACGCTCGGGTTACTTGGCGGAACCCTCTCGATTGGGCGGTACTTGCTGAGCCCTTGCTTTATCAGGCTGTAAAAGTTGTGTCCTTTCTCGAGCTTGGTATCCGCCTTCCTGCTTGTTGCGTCGCCGTAGATGAACACCCCGGTATTGTGACTGTGGTATCTTTTAGAAAACTCGTTGAGTGTATAGGCCAGTGTGTTCTGTGGTGTTTTCAGGCATATCTCGTCGATAACCTGAACGGATTTCTCCTGTACCTGCATCACCAGGCATGTGAGATACGGGTTTACGTTCTCATCGAAGCTTAGGAATATTGGATAATCGCCGTCATACGCAGTGACACTAGTGTGGTACGCCGGGCTGAATGCTTTGTAAAACTCTGCGCCGGAATCGATTTTCCCCCAATTGCCCAACGCGTAAACCGAGTAGTAATTCCAGTCGAACGTTTTGTACTTCTCCAAGTTCTTCTTATAGTCGTTGTCCAGATACGGGTTATCCAGGTATGTGCTCTTTAGCACCGTAACATCCGAATCCTCCCGGTCGAAAAACCTTCTTTTAAGCCAGTGGTTCTCGTCGATAGGGTTGAAGGTAAGAACCATCTGGAGTCCGTCCCTTCCACGCAAACGAAGATTAAGCTGATCGAAATCCTGTTCAGCCAGTTCGCTCGCCTCCTCTATCCAGTTGCGCGTGATCCCGGCAATGGACTTGATCTTTTCGGGGTCATCGAGCCCACGGAACAATATCTTTGATCCGGTGATCCTGTTGGTTAGCTCCCTATCGGTTTTATTGAAATCAAAAAGACTACTGGCGCCGATGGCCGGGATGATCTGTTCTACAATAAGGGGAATTACCGAATCCCGAAGCGTTACCCCAACCTTCCTGATGACAAGGATCCTCTCCTTTGGCTTGAAGGTCTGAACAACCTCATATTGCGCCTGCGTGTGACTCTTGCCGGATCCGGCACCGCCGTAGTTGATAACGAAGCGCGTGCCGGCATTCTGTATCTGCTGATAAAGAGGGCCTGAATTAATGTTAATATCGAGGCTTTTACCCATTGCTGAACTTGATGTTTATGTTGATATTGTCCAGTCCGCCGTGGTTAATATCGATCTTTTCGCCGTAACCCCTTGCCCAACCCTGTGTTTTCAGGAAAAAAATAATGCTGGTTTCAAAGCCTTTTTCGATGTTATTTAACAGCTTACCCTCGACAAAATCAATGGCGCATTCTTTGGCATCCTCTACACCTTTGGCGAATACGGGATCATGCTTACGCCAGTCGTAAAACGTTGTTCTGCCTATTCCCGACATTGCGCAAGCATCCGAAATAATGCCTCGGCACTTTACCAGTGCTTCAAGCACATCTCCCTTTTTTATGCTGTTCGGATTGTTCGTTTTGCCCATTTTTTCGCCTTTAAATCTGTCTCGTTTAACGAGACTATATATTTGTATATCAGTGCTTTAACAAATATATACAATTATTGTCAATAGCAAAATATGGGCGTAAAAAAACCCGGCATGGGTGATGCCGGGTGGGGAAATATATGATTTTACGCCTTGCGATGCCGCTTATTCACGAAAATTCTTCTATAATCTCCTGAATAAGCTTTATTTCTCTGCGCAACATTCGTTTCTCCTCCAAAAACGTTACCTGACCCTCATTGTCTGGATGGTTATCCACAGCCTGAATCTTTTTATTAAGTTTTTTTATTTCTGTAAGCAAGGTATTTGCGATCAGCTTCTTTTCCCACTTATCGAAACGGTAGGCATAAACCCTCCATTTTACTTCGTTCGAGTATTCTTTTTCCATTTGGTTTAGTTTTGTACGTCAGGGGACCAATCGATAACATCCATGGTAAAATACGTGTCTATTTCAGCGTTCGACCATTGACACCCCTGCGAGTTATCTGACTTGATTCTGCGTAATTGAATTTTTTTAAGTCCGGATTCGTAACGAACTGTTGCTTCAACAATAGTTCCGATAAGGGGTAATTTATTATTTCTCATACTCCATAATCGATCCAAAAATCGCTTTCCCGCAAGTGTCATAAATTATCCTCCTGGAGGCACTGCTCAGATCGGACTTCTTTTCCCAGATCTTCACGATGTTATCCAGGAAGAATTTTGTGGATAATTGACCGCGTTCGTGCAATCGGTCAAGTTCGTTTCGTTCGTAATAGTAACCCGGCGGAGGATCCTTTCGTGAATATCTCTTGGAGCTAATATCAGAAACCTCTTCTGTTAATTTTCTCAGGAAAATCGGGTCTGTAATAATTTCCTGCGTGGTTTTGAATTCTTTTTTCATGGTTCGATAATTTTAATTTTCATAGGCGTTTTCTCCTGGTTGTTTTTTGCTATCCGGATAAAAATGTCCAGAATGATTACCGGCAACACCAGGCAGATAACAGTGGCGATTATTAGTATGATTTTCGCGTTATTTCCTGATTATGTGATTACACATTGTTCCAACCTCCGTTTCGAA